CACCAGACAATCCCATTCGCAAGTTCATCATTGGACCTCAGTTGTTTACCTTGATCAAAGGTGCCTTGATGGATCCTGAGTTGGAAGAATTGCCAACTGACATGTTGCGTGGCCTGGATTTCCGTATTGCTAAAACATCTAAAGGTGGATATGCAGACTACAACACATCAAAATGGGCTCGCAAAGAATCAGCCCTAACCGAAGCCGAACAAGCTGCTGTGTCCACACATGGCTTGTATGATCTCAGTACATTCTTGCCCAAGAAGCCAGGTGCAGTTGAGCTCAAGGTAATCAAGGAAATGTTTGAAGCGAGCGTAGATGGACAGCCTTACGATACAGAGCGTTGGGGTCAGTACTTCCGTCCCGCTGGTGTCAATGCACCTGCCGGCGGTGCAGCCGCTGAAGACTCTCCTGCCCCAGCAGCACGTCCAATACCTGCACCTGTTGCAGACTTTGATGACGATGTTGCCGCAGCAGAAAAATCTTTTGCTACTGAACCTGTTGCTGCTCCAAAACCAGCACAGAAAGCCGAAGACATTTTGGCCATGATTCGTAGTCGTCAACAGAAGTAATCAAAAAGTGCAAGCACTGAAAGGTGCTTGCTTTTTTATCTATTATGAAATTTTCTTTGGTATTTGATAAATCTGGAGATACTCTGCCTTTTGAGGTAGTGTATAATCACGAACTGTTTGAATTTTTTGTCGAACAAACAAACAAAAAATCACAAAACTCGTTTGTCAATGATCAGGAACTTTATAAAAATCTTGACAAGAAAATTACCCACTTGCACTGGGCTATCTCAAAAACCAATGAAGTATTATACGATCTTGTGAGTGAGAGTTTTAAACAACACACTGATCTTGAAAATTATTTGGATCAACGGTTTCTTAACAAGTTACATTCTGATTGGGTATTTTCTCACTATCATGATGTCAATATTAATGATTTAAGATTTAGTAGTGTTGCATCTCGGGCTCGACTAGGTAATATACTACATGAATTTTACCCAGACAACGAACGAATAATCAAAACTGCACCAGCAATGGAAAAGTTAGGATACATCTACCCGTTTCGAGAAGTGAATATGGGAGTTCATGATCTTGAACATAGTTTTACAACTCTGGAGTTCAAGGCAGATTCCAAATGGGAAGTGTTTAACAATCCATTTAGAAACACCATGATCTCAACCAACGATAAAGTAAATTTCTCGTTTGGCTATACATATGTGGGCAGACAATATTATAATAAGTTTAGATATTTTGATACTAAATTAGAATGCCCAGATCATTTTAACTATGAGAATTTAGAATTTGCGTTTCAGTTAAGTTTAGACATGCCTGAGACTATTCCGTTTAGCAAAGAGGCGCAAAACTGGGCAGATGGGCATGGTATTAAATTAATCGCTGAACAACTACCAATTGCAAACATAGTAGATTTAGAAAATAAACTGTTCGAATATAGAAAAATGTTATATAGAAATTCTCGAGACAATAATCGAGCACAAATAATTTTACACTAAGGGTAATCATGGCAAAAGCATTTGACGTAAGCAAGTTCCGCAAGGAAATTACAAAAAGCATTGAAGGACTCAGCATTGGCTTCAATGACCCTACCGACTGGGTAAGCACAGGTAACTTTGCACTGAACTATCTGATCTCTGGATTCTTTGATCGAGGTATTCCATTAGGCAAGGTCACAGTGTTCGCCGGTGAATCGGGTGCAGGCAAGAGTTACATCTGCTCTGGCAACATCATCAAGAACGCACAAGAGCAAGGCATCTATGTGGTGTTAGTTGACAGCGAAAACGCACTGGATGAAGCATGGCTCAAGGCACTGGGTGTGGACACCAGCCAAGACAAACTGCTGAAACTGAGCATGAGCATGATCGACGATGTGGCCAAAACAATTTCAACATTCATGCAGGACTACAAGGCCTTGGCCGAAGGCGAACGCCCCAAGGTCATGTTTGTGATTGACAGCTTGGGCATGTTGTTGACTCCTACAGACGTTAACCAGTTTGAAGCAGGCGAAATGAAAGGTGACCTTGGTCGTAAACCCAAAGCACTCACAGCTCTGGTTCGTAACTGTGTGAACATGTTTGGTAATTACAACGTGGGCTTGGTCTGTACCAATCACACATACGCAAGTCAAGACATGTTTGACCCAGATGACAAGATCTCGGGTGGACAAGGATTTATCTATGCCAGTTCAATTGTGGTTGCCATGAAGAAACTCAAGCTCAAAGAAGATGAGGATGGCAACAAGGTATCAGAAGTGAATGGTATCCGTGCGTCATGCAAGATCATGAAAACACGCTATTCAAAACCCTTTGAAGGTGTACAGGTCAAGATTCCGTACACAACAGGCATGAGTCCGTACTCGGGCTTGACTGATCTGGCTGAGAAAAAAGGTATCCTTAAAAAGGATGGCAACAGACTGGCATTCACTATACAGGACACAGGCGAGATTATCAAGTATTTCCGCAAGGCCTGGGAATCCAACGAAGACGGTTGTCTTGACAAGGTCATGGCAGATTTTGCCAAGATCAAAGATGAGGTCGTTGTAGAAGAAGAAGGAGACGAAGCATGAGCGAAACAGTAGCAAGCGAAATCTGGGGAGAACTCAAGCGTTATGTCAACACTGTGGATCGTGACGAAGCAGCAGAAGCTGTGGTTGCAATCTTGATTGACAATGATTCGGATGTGGATGATATCCGCGCTGCTTTCAAGAACGATGTGGATATCAAACGTGCGCTCACGGCTTATCTTGACAACGACCGAGACTATGTGGATCCTGAAGATGAAGAGCCGGATGAAGATAGCGATACCACAGAAGATGATGACTGGGAAAACTAATGTGGTATAGTCAAGTGGCCGCGGATCTGGGCAAGATCCCAGATTTCATGGCACACTATGATCGTGAGCTCCTGGATGCCAAACGAGATTGTCGAATTGGCGGCATCGTTGAGAACAACATCAAGCTGCTTCCGGGCATAACTGAACAGAGATTCTACCAGCTGCAGGAAGTAGAAGCTGTGTTGAATCTGCTGAACATTCAGTTGCGCAAGATTCGCCGCAAACATTTCCAAAAGTATCTGGAAGGATACAATCGTGCCCTCAGCAGCAGAGACGCCGAAAAGTACGTGGACGGTGAAGATGAAGTGATTGACTTTGAAACCATTATCAATGAAGTGGCCCTGCTGCGTAATCGCTGGCTGGGTATCATGAAGGCACTAGAAAGCAAGAACTTCATGCTGGGTCACATTGTTAGACTACGAGCAGCTGGTATGGAAGATATTCAAGTGTGACCATTAAAGTGTGATACATAATAGTATGAAACGCACAGCATTTGTAACAGGCATGACCGGCCAAGACGGTCCATATCTCGCCAAGCTCTTGGTTGAAAAAGGTTATCATGTTTATGGCCTTGTAAAACGATACTCTAATCCCAATTTAGACAACATCAAGTGGTTGGGCATTGAGAATGATATTGAGTTGGTCACTGGTGATATCACCGATGAAAACAACATGAATCATCTCATGCAAACTCTCAAACCCAACGAAGTGTATAACTTGGCTGCACAGAGTTTTGTTGGTGCTTCGTGGGATCTTAACAAACTCACCACAGAAGTAAACTCCATAGGTGTTCTGAACTTGCTCAACGCTATCCGTAGCCACAGCCCCAACACACGTTTTTATCAAGCAAGTACCTCAGAGATGTTTGGCAATGCCACAGAAGCAGGATCTCAAGATGAACTCACTCCGTTCCGCCCAAGATCGCCATACGGTGTAAGCAAGTTGTACAGCCACTGGATGACCATAAACTTCCGCGAAAGCTACAGCCTGTACACCTGCTCCGGCATTTTGTTCAATCACGAAAGCCCCCTAAGAGGTCGTGAATTTGTCACACGCAAAGTTACTGATGCAGTGGCCAGAATCAAACTGGGCCTAGCAGATTCAGTCACACTGGGCAATCTTGATAGCAAGCGTGATTGGGGATTTGCTGGAGACTTTGTGGAAGCCATGTGGTTGATGCTACAACAACCCCAAGCCAGAGATTATGTAATTGCCACTGGAGAACAACACAGTATTGGTGAGTTGTGTGGTGTGGCGTTTGAACATGTGGGAATAACTGACTGGACTCATCTAGTAAAAAGTGATCCTAGATTCAAACGTCCTGCTGAACTTTATAGCCTGCTGGGTGACAGTAGTCGAGCAGCAGTAGAACTAGGATGGAAACCACGTACTGATTTTGCAACCATGATTCGTGACATGGTTGATGCTGATCTAGCTAGGCTTCAGCCTGGAAAGTAATCTTCCAATTGGTCCGCCTGATGCTATTTCACCCAGGGTCCACTCTGTGTGACATAGATCTTCAAGCCACTGTGCTCGTTCGGGCATGCGTGGCTTTTCTATATCTGCAAAATCTGTGTTGGCCACTGGCAAGGCCATGCTGTGTGCTCCAACAAATGCAGGTATGCCATCTATAATGGCTTGACTACCGGGACCCGAATTTTCATTGACCACTGCCCAGGCAGCGGGCAACATGGTCCTAAAATTAAACTCATCGTAGGTGCCATGCAACTTGACAGGTTGCTGTATTCTAGTGCCTGGTCTGGGTCGAATTTTTTGTCTTGGATGCGGACGTATGATTATTGGTCTATTAGTGTGTGCTCTTAGACCGGCAATAGTTTGATCCAGCCATTGCTCACTGGATGGTAACCCTGCCCATTGCTGACTGTCGTCTCGCTGCATGGCCACAAGAACATGATCGCCCTGGTGCCAGGACTGTAGTCTCACAGACAACTTGGCTGCACGGTTGTTTTCATGCCCTTCGCCAAACCATCCTGATGCATTTACACCATTCACACCCATCTTCCAGGTTACCCCGCGGTTCAACTGTCCAATTTCCATTATTATCACAGGCCGGCCTGACGAAGAAAATTCCTGCCATACAGCTTGATTTGCCAGCATCCGTCCAGACCACAAGTGGCTCCAGATTACTGCAACGTCAGCACTTGAGTCGTGTTCTGACACACGAATACAATGACGTTTGCAGCCATCTCGGAATGCGGCAAACACAGGTCCAGAATTGAGGGCGCCAAAGCGATTAAATATACTGATGTTCATGATATGGTATTAAATAGTTATTGAACAAACACCATGTATAAAATAAATTCTCTCTGGCACAGTCCCGAACCCCCCGATGGATTTTTTAGTGAACGCTTGTCTGAGCATGTAGATATACACTATCAACAACGGTATCGTTACTATATATTCCAAAATATTCCACGCAAACGCACCATGATTGACATTGGTGCCAACATTGGTATCTTTGCCAGACCCAGTGCTGAACAGTTTGAACGGGTAATATGCTTTGAACCAGTGCTCAAAAACTTTGAAGTCTTGCAAAAAAATCTAGAAAGTTATCTCAATGTTGAATTGCATAATCTAGGGCTCAGCGACAAAGATCAAACAGTCACCTTTGAATTACAAACTCTTAAATGCGGGCATACCAAACAAGTTGAAGAGTTTGTTGCTAACCCCGAATTTGAAAAACACACCGGAGTACTGACCACTCTGGATCGATTTGATTTTGAATCAGTTGACTGGATCAAGATAGATGTTGAAGGCTTTGAAAATGCAGTGTTGGAAGGGAGTCGAGCCACTATACAACGCAATAGACCCTGGTTGCTGATAGAAGACAACGGGCAACAAGAATATCACAAGCAATGGTTAAACGACTTGTGCGGACCGTACGAAGCAGCCCCAGTCAAAAGCAAGAGCAACACAATATGGATACCACTATGAAGCATTTACCCTATGAACGACAAGGTTTTAGTCAGAATGACGAGACTGGAATCATTGAGTACATGCTAGCAGGAATAGCTGATCCCAAACAAACTTTTGTGGAGATTGGGTTTGGCGACGGAACACAAAATATGACCTTAGACTTGCTGCATCAAGGCTATTCGGGAGTTGGCATAGATGGTTGGGACTGGGATCCATCTGTGACTGAAAGATGGCCAGATCAGTTGATCAAAATACAGCAAATGATTTCCCCAGGTGATGTTGCACAATACATACCCGAACAATATTGGCAACCAGACTTTTTTAGTCTAGACATTGACAGCTTTGATTATGAAGTGGCATCAACTCTATTACACTCAGGATTCCGCCCTGCCACAGTGTGTTGTGAAATCAACAAGCACTTTGGCAACGACTGGGCTAGTTTTCCTTATGTTGAAAACTCAGTAAAAAAAGTCACATACAATAGAAAATTTCATTATGGATGTTCATTGTCAAAGTACAAAGACCTGTGGTCACAGTATGGCTATGAGTTTTTTACATTTGACACAAGAGCAGTGAATGCATTTTGGTTCCACCCCGACCGAGTCAGTATAGACCTAACTGTTCCCAGAAAACAAACACTTGATGAGATAGATACTGCTGTCATCAAACAACAAATTGCCGATCATCAGTACTGGAACAACAAACAAAACGAGATTTATCAAACCACATGAAATACGCAGTACTAACAACATTCCATGCTGCTGGCTATGAAAAATATGGCAGCCGCATGATCAATACATTTTTGCAAAATTGGCCTCAAGAAGTTGACCTGTATGTTTATACAGAAGATTGTGCTATCACACAATCAGCACCCAATTTACATGTGAGAGACCTACACGCAGCAAGTCCGGAAATTGTGGCATTCAAACAACGCTGGGGATCAGATCCTAAAGCACGTGGTCAAGTGGCCACAGGGCCTGTGGATCGCAAAGGCAAAGCACCTGGCATTGGGTTTCGCTGGGACGCCATACGATTCAGTCACAAAGCATATTCTGTTAGCCATTGTGCCGCCAACTGTGCGGCTGATGTGTTGTTCTGGATGGATGCCGACATGGTATGTCACACACCTATTACCACAGAATTTATTGATAGTCAAATGCCTGTAGATGTGGGTCTGGCATTTTTGGGCCGAGAAAAGAAATTTACTGAATGCGGCCTGTATGGCATGAATCTTCAGGATCCTGTGACTC